CCGCTATTAACGATGCCGCCAATTGGCTTGCAGAGATGTTCAGCGGCGCAGGTGATGTGGAACCGGCTGCTCCTGCCGAACCCGCACTGACTTTAGAACAGGTCAGAGCCGTTCTTGCAGATAAGTCCCGCCTGGGTCATACCGCAGAGATCCGCTCCCTGCTCCAGAAGTACGGTGCCGCCAAGCTGTCCCAGATCGACCCCGCCCACTACAAGGCACTGCTTGCCGATGCGGAGGTGCTGACTGATGGCAAATAAACACGCTGTTCTGTCGGCATCCTCTTCCGAACGGTGGCTCAACTGTCCGCCTTCCGCTCGTCTCTGCGAGAACTACGAGGACAAAGGCAGCGATTATGCCGCCGAGGGCACCGATGCCCACACCCTCTGCGAGTTCCGTTTGAAGCAGGCTCTGGGGATGCCCGCAGAAGATCCCATCGAAAACCTCTCCTGGTACAACGAAGAGATGGAAGAATGCGCTGCCGGATATGCCGCCTATGTGGTGGAACTTCTGGAAACCGCAAAGCAGACCTGCTCCGACACTGTGGTCATGATCGAACAGAGGGTGGACTTCTCCCGTTGGGTTCAGGACGGTTTCGGAACCGCCGACTGCATCGTTATCGCTGACGGTGTGATGAACATCTGCGATTACAAGCATGGCAAGGGTGTCGAGGTTTCCGCTGTGGCAAATCCCCAGATGATGCTGTATGCCCTGGGTGCCCTGGAAATCTTCGATGGAATCTACGACATCGATACCGTCCGCATGACCATCTTCCAGCCCCGGAAGTCCAATGTCAGCGTGTACGAGATGGAAAAGGCCGATCTGTTTGAATGGGCAGATACCGATCTGACCCAGAAAGCGAAACTGGCCTATGAAGGTCAGGGCGATTTCCACTGCGGTGAATGGTGCCGTTTTTGTAAGGCAAAGGCCGAATGCAGAGAGCGCGCCACCGCCAACCTGGAACTGGCTCGGTACGATTTCCAGACCCCTGCACTCCTCGATGATGAGGAAATCGCAGACATCCTCGGCAAAGTCGATGCGCTGACCGCCTGGGCGTCCGATGTGAAGGAATACGCGCTTCAGCAGGCTATCAGCGGTAAGGAGTGGTCCGGGTGGAAACTGGTTGAAGGCCGTTCCAATCGCAAGTACACCAGTGAAGCTGTTGTTGCCGCCACCGTGGAGAGTGCAGGCTTCGACCCCTACGAGCGCAAAGTCCTCGGTATCACTGCAATGCAGAAGATGCTCGGCAAATCCCGCTTTGAGGAACTTCTCGTTCCCTACATTGAAAAGCCGCAAGGCAAACCGACGCTCGTGCGGTCGAGCGACAAACGTCCGACGATGAATACCGCAAAAAATGATTTTATGGAGGAATTTTAATATGTCTACTAACACAACCAGAGTCAACAACCCTATGAAGGTCATCACCGGTCCCGATACCCGTTGGTCTTATGCCAATGTCTGGGAACCCAAGTCCATTAACGGCGGCACTCCCAAGTACAGTGTCAGTCTCATCATTCCCAAGTCCGACACCAAGACTGTCGCAAAGATCAAGGCGGCAATCGAAGCTGCCTACCAGGAGGGTCAGTCCAAGTTGAAGGGCAACAGCAAGAGCGTACCCCCTCTGGCTGCCATCAAGACCCCTCTGCGCGACGGTGATATCGAGAGACCCGATGATCCCGCCTACGCTAACGCTTACTTCATCAACGCCAACTCCGCTACTGCACCCGGCATCGTGGATGCCGACCGCAACCCTGTGCTGACCCGCTCCGAGGTATACTCCGGCGTGTACGGCCGTGCAAGCATCAATCTGTACGCATTCAACAGCAACGGAAACAAGGGTATCGCCTGTGGCCTGAACAATCTGCAGCTCATCCGTGCCGGTGAACCTCTGGGTGGTAAGGCAAGTGCCGAGTCCGACTTCGCAACCGATGCGGATGACGACTTCCTGGCTTAATGGAGGTGCGACCATGACTGAATTTCAGGAACTGATGCTTTACACCTGCTTCGGAGCCATGACCGGCGTGTTTATCGCAGAAATCATCTTCATCATCGTATCTGCGGTGAGTTGGGTGAAGGACAAAATCCGTAAGCGCAAGGAAGCCAAGAAAACCAAGGAATCCGCCACAATGGTGGACTAACGCACCAACGGGGCGGCGGGGATCAGTCTCTGCCGCCCTTATTCCCGTTGAAAGGACAATGATATGAAAACTCTCTCAATCGATATCGAGACTTACGGCGATCAGCCACTTGCAAAAACTGGCGTGTACCGCTATGTGGAGTCCCCGTATTTTGAAATACTGCTGTTTTCCTATAGCGCGGACGGCGGTCCCGTGCAACTGGTCGACCTTGCCTGCGGAGAACAGATCCCCGCCGACATTGTTGCCGCTTTGGAGAACGATTCTGTAACCAAGTGGGCCTTCAACGCCAACTTTGAACGCATCTGCCTGTCTCGGCACCTGGGTTATCCCACTGGAGACTACTTGGAGCCGGATTCATGGAAGTGTTCTATGGTGTGGGCGGCTACAATGGGACTGCCGCTTTCTCTGGAAGGTGTCGGTTCGGTGCTTGGACTTGAAAAGCAAAAATTGACCGAAGGCAAAGACCTCATCAAATATTTCTGCCAGCCCTGTGCGCCTACCAAGTCCAACGGTCAGCGCACCCGCAACCTTCCGGCTCATGCCCCGGACAAGTGGTTGGCTTTCAAAAAATACAACATCCGTGATGTGGAGACTGAGATGTCCATTCAGGCTCGGCTTGCCAAATATCCTGTGCCGGACAGCGTCTGGGACGAATATCACATCGACCAGGAAATCAATGACCGTGGTGTTGCTCTGGATATGGAACTGGTGCAGCAGGCCATTCAGATGGATGGCAGGTCCCGCTCCGAACTGACCCAGGCAATGAAGAAACTGACGGCTCTGGAGAACCCCAACTCTGTGCAGCAGATGAAGCAGTGGCTTTCGGACAACGGCATGGAAACTGACACCCTCGGCAAAAAGGCGGTGGCTGAAATGCTAAAGACTGCGCCGCCGGAATTGCATAAAGTTCTGACCCTCCGTCAGCAGCTTGCCAAGTCCTCGGTGAAAAAGTACCAGGCAATGGAGACTGCTGTCTGTGCTGATGGTCGCGCCAGAGGGATGTTCCAGTTCTATGGTGCCAACCGCACAGGTCGATGGGCGGGTCGCATCATCCAGATGCAGAATCTGCCCCAGAACCATTTGGTGGATCTGGCAGAAGCCCGTGCCCTTGTTCGCTGCGGTGATTTCGATGCTCTGGAAATGCTCTATGAGGATGTGCCGGACACCCTGTCACAGCTTATCCGCACGGCATTCGTCCCCAGAGCCGATGCCAAGCTGATCGTGGCGGACTTTTCTGCCATTGAAGCCCGTGTCATTGCGTGGCTTGCCGGAGAAGAGTGGCGGCAGAAGGTTTTTGCCGAAGGTAAGGACATTTATTGTGCTTCCGCTTCACAGATGTTCGGTGTCCCTGTTGAAAAGCACGGTGTTAACGGTCACCTCCGGCAGAAAGGTAAAATCGCAGAACTGGCCCTTGGCTATGGCGGATCGGTCGGTGCTTTGAAAGCAATGGGCGCCTTGGAGATGGGGCTTTCCGAAGAGGAACTGCCGCCTCTGGTGGATGCGTGGCGGCAGGCTAATCCCAACATTACAAAAATGTGGTGGGATGTTGACCGCGCTGCGATGGAAGCGGTGCGCTATAAGCACACAAATGAGACCCACGGCATTGAATTCTCCTACAGGAGCGGGATGCTCTTCATTACGCTTCCGTCCGGCAGACGGCTTGCCTATGTAAAGCCCAAGATCGGCACGAACAAATTCGGCGGTGACTGTATCACCTATGAAGGTATCGGTGGCACAAAAAAATGGGAACAGCTGGACAGCTATGGTCCCAAGTTCGTGGAGAACATCGTGCAGGCAACTGCAAGGGACATCCTATGCTATGCCATGAATACGCTCCGCTGCTGCTCCATTGTGATGCATATCCACGATGAAGTTGTCATCGAAGCGGATCGCAGGATGTCTCTGCAGGCAGTCTGCGAACAGATGGGCAGAACTCCGCCCTGGGCGGTGGGACTGTTGCTCCGTGCCGATGGTTATGAAACAGATTTTTATAAAAAAGATTGATGCTTTTGTGTTCAAAACGGGGCTTCACCTCCAGTGGGTAGTAGAGATGGCGGTGAAGCCCATCGTGAAAGGAGTCCTGTATGAGTGTAGATAAATTCAACAGCGAGGGTTATTACGACCCAACCGCATACGAAGCCATGTCCACCGTAGAAAAAGAAGAACGGGCGCTTCGTGCATTTCGGCCTATCGTGTATATCTGCTCTCCCTATGCCGGAGAAATCGAGAAAAATGTAAAGGCTGCCCAGGGATACAGCCGCTTTGCGGTGGAAAAAGGCTATATCCCCATAGCACCGCACCTACTGTTTCCGCAATTTCTGAATGATGCCAACCCCAAGGAACGGCAGCTTGGTCTGTTCTTCGGCAACGCCCTCATGAGCAAATGCTCCGAAGTCTGGGTGTTTGGCAGTCGCATCTCTGCCGGAATGGAAGCAGAGATCAACCGTGCCAAGTGGAAGAACTACCGCTTGCGTTATTTTACTGAAACCTGCGAGGAGGTACACCATGTTTGCAATAACTGAAGGAACCAGAAAAGTGTACGGTAAGGAAATCACCACCTACACCAGAGAAATTTACAGCGCCAATGTCCTGGAAGTCGAAGCAGGCACCAATGGATTCCAGGGTGGCGACAGTGGTCACGGCAGGCCTACATCCGCATAGAGGATATGGGTTCTACCGATATCCGTGTTAACCCCTTGGGGCGAGACGGTGATGAGGGTTTTGAACTGTTCCTCGGCGGTGACTGCGAACTGGAAACCATGATCCGTGCGCTCAAGTTTATCACAAAAGCCCTGGAGGACGGTGCCAAGGAGGTGCATGACTGATGTTCACCCTGTATAGTGCGGATTTCATCAATGCCCCAAGCAATTGCTCCTATCCCCATAAAGTCGAGGTGACCGACTCCGCTAACTTTGCGGATGCGGTCAGCCGCGACTATGTCTGCGCCGAGTACATGAACCATTACCGCAACGGCGATAATTTCCTCGGCTCGGACTGCCTGCCCGTGGACTGCGACAATGACCACTCCGAGAACCCTGCCGATTGGGTCACTCCGGCTGATGTTCAGGCGGCTTTCCCCGGCATTACCTTTGCCGTTCACTACAGCCGCTTCAATATGCGTGAGAAAAACGGCAAACCCGCTCGTCCCAAATTCCACGTCCTGTTTCCCATTGAGTATATGACAGACGCCGCCGCATACAGCGAAATGAAGAAACTGGTCAATATCATTTTCCCGTATTTCGATACCAAAGCCCTGGATGCTGCCCGTTTCTTTTTCGGAACGGCGAACCCAGAGGTCGAACTGTACCCTGGTGAAATGACCTTAAGTGATTATCTGTCCGCAGAGGATTTTGATGCGGATATGCCCGGTGGTTCCCACGGCGGCACGCAGGTCATTCCCGAAGGTAGCCGTAATGCCACCATGTCCCGCTTTGCCGGTCGCGTCATAAAGAAATATGGTGACTGCGAAGAAGCATTCAACTGCTTTATGGAAGAAGCGGATAAATGCACCCCTCCGCTGGAACAGCAGGAACTGATGACCATCTGGCACAGCGCCCAGAAATTCTATGCCAAGGTTCAGCAGCAGGACGGATATGTTCCTCCCGAAGTATACAACGATGATACGTCCTATAAACCGGAGGACTTCTCTGATGTGGGACAAGCCGAGGTTCTGGCAAAGCACTTCTCCGGGGAACTGCGTTATTCTCCGGCAACCCACTACATCCGTTACAACGGTCGGTACTGGCAGG